TGATAAATTAGCTGATCTATTAAATGAGTTAGGTAGAACTTATAATAATGCATTAGTAGCTCCCGAAAGTAATGATATAGGATTAGCAGTAACAAATAAGTTACAAAGTCTTAATTACCCTAACTTATATTATTCAACTAAGATATTAAAAGAAAAAGGAAAGCGTACACCTAAAAAGGAAAAAGTACCAGGGTGGTTAACTACATCTAGAAATAGACCGGTAATTATTGACGAGCTCGAACAGGATATAAGGAATGATGACATCATAGTCAAAGACCCATTTTTTACAAGAGAAGCATATACATTTATATATGATGAAACAAACAAACCAATAGCACTAGGAAAAAACAAAAGAAGTTCAGGTGATTCTGGTGAATTGGATGAGGTCTCATATACTGATGATGCTATTATAGGTAAAGCAATAACTAACTTTATAAGAAAAGGAAAAAGGACAAATGTAGTAATAGCACCTAAATAATGAAAAAAAGAAAGAACATTTTACATATAGTGGGTGATAGTTTTAATAATCTATATTATGGACCAGCTATAACTTCTAATAGGAAAAAACAAAAGGAAGTTAAAGTACCATCAGTAATCCCTAAAAAAACTATTACAGTACCATCCGGTAGAATATCACAACCACGTCCACAAGATACAGGTTATGGTATAAGTGCTTTACGGAAGGAATCTAATATGGTTAAACCAGAATTTAACTTTGAATCTATTGGTACTCTAAGAAAACTATATAAACACAATGAGGATGTAGGTTCAGTACTTATGGACCTCGTACAACTTACTAATACAGGACACAAGATTAAATTTGACCAATCAGTAAAACCTGATATGGTTGATAAAATGAGAAAACATCTAAGAGAACGATCTAAAGATTGGGGCTCTGGAACTGCTGGTGTTCATGGTATTATTAATAAGATGATAGCTCAAATATGGATCAGTGGAGCACTATCCGCTGAAATGGTTCCAGCTAGAGGATTAACACATATTGATAATGTTGTTTTAGTAGATGCTGAAACTATTCGTTTTAAACTTAGAAAAAAGGACGGTAGGTATGAAGCATACCAATTATTAAAATATTTTACAGGCTTTAGTAAACAGTATATTAAATTAAACCCTAATACTTATAAATATTATGGTTTAATAAGTGATACTGATACACCATACGGTGTACCACCTTTTATGACCGCACTTAAAGGTATAGGTACACAAGATATGATGAAAAAGAATATAGACCACATATTAAATCAAATGGGTCTACTTGGATACTTAGAGGTTAATGTAGAAAAACCAGATCAAGGTGGTGATGAGAGTGTCCCGATATATACAAAGAGACTAAACAAATTACTTGATGAAACAAAGGAGAATGTACAACAAGGATTTTTGGATGGTGTAGTAGTAGGGTTTAAAGAAGATCATGAGTTTAATTTTCAAGCAACTACTAAAAACCTTAATGGTGTTCCCGATTTATTTAATCAAAATGAAAATCAGATTGCTAATGGTTTAAAAACATCAGGAACTTTTTTAGGTTTATCTGGCTCAGGTACTGAACAGATGTTATCTATAGTATTTACCAAGATGTTAAGTCAATTAAAAAATGTCCAATTATTATTGTCTGCTTTCTTAGAGGAACTATATAGGTTAGAGTTAGTGATGGCGGGATATGATTTTAAGTCGTTATCAGTTAATTGGAATCCATCTACTATAACAGATGATTTAAAGATTCAACAAGCTACAGAGATAAAGCAGAGGATAGCTCATAATCTTTGGATAGATGGAATTATAGGACAAGAAGCCTATGCAGACAGAATGGGCGAAGAGAAAGCTGATAGAGTTGTTGAACCACCACCTCCTGCCGGATACGATACTGACTCAGTTAAGAAGGAAAAGAAAGAGGGTGATAAAGATAAATCTGATAGAAAAGGTCGAGACAAGAAAAAAACACAACCTAAAAGAAAAGACACTGATACTAAAAAAAGATAAATGAAATTAGATTTTAAAACCCTTACTGGAAGTATACAACTAGGTTCTTCACACTCATTAATGTTGGGACATAAACCTAGTAACTTATCAAATGAACAGTTTTGTGATAAGATAGCTAAAGAGAGAAAAGACTTATTAAATTTAGGTTTATTCGATACTGCTGCTCCTAACTACACTACTTATTATCCTGATGTAACAGCAGATGATCTTAACCCTAAAGATGGTGAATTTATATTTCCTGTATTTAGAGCACTCAGCGAAACAATTGTATCTAAATATATACCAATTGATTTCGGTAAAAAGAATGTTCTTAAAAATTCAATGAGTAAATTATTGGGTCAAACTGTTAATGTAGATCATGAGACTGCTATAGGAAATGCCATTGGGGCTGTGAAAGAAGTTTTTTGGCAAAATGCTTATAAAACAGAAGCTGGTAAAGAAGTTCCCGCGGGAATCAATTATGTTAGTATGATTGATGGTAAATCTAATCCTAGAATTGCTCGGGGTATAATGATGAATCCACCATCTATACATTCCAATTCAGTAGGTATACAATTCAAATGGGAACCATCACATGAGTTTGATGAACCAAGTGATTTTTATAATAAGGTTGGTACTTATGATAAGGATGGGGAATTAGTAAGAGCTTTAGTAACTGATATTATATCTTACAATGAAATATCTTTAGTTCCGCACGGAGCTGATGTATTTGCTCAAAAGGTTGGTGATGATGGTAAAATTATTAATCCTGATTACTCTCATAGTGTTTATAACTTTTCAGCAGATGATGGTATGTTTGATGCTAGGGTTCACATTGATTATAAAGAAATTTTAGAAAACCCAAATTTTAAATTTAATAAGACAATACCTAATAAACTGAATACATCTAAGGACAAAAACAAAAATGAAACAAAAATGAAGGAACTTACACAAGAGGAACTAGATTCCCTAATTACAGCACATCAATTTGAGGTTGGTGAACTTACCGCTGAAAACGTAATCGAAAAATTGACAGAGCGGTTAACACAAACACAAACTTCAAATACTGATTTGGAAGCTGAAATTGTAACTGTTAAATCTTCTTATGATAATCTCACAGCAGATGAGTTTGCAACACTAAAAGAAGAAGCAGCAGTTGGTCAAAAATCATTATCAGCAAGTAGGTTAGAAGCTGAAAGACTTTACAAATTAAGTAAGGGAGAAACACACGATGCTACTATTGTAAATTTAATCCAATCAAGTGATTTTAAAACATCACAATCATTATTGGAACAATACAAATTGGAATGTGAAGAAAAATTCCAATCAACTTGCGAAAGTTGTGGAGAAGCAGTAACACTTGGGAATGCTATTGGAGATCAAGAAGATTTAATAGATGAAGAAGGCAAACCAATTGAAACCAAAAAAGAAAAAACGGGGATGAGTGATATCAACAGTACTATTGATAAATTTAGAGCCCGTAGAAAACAATCTCGAATTACGGGAGGTAGTAAGTAAAAACAAATAATTTTTAAAATCTAAAAAAAACAATATGAATGTTTTAGGTACACAAACGAATTCCGTATTTCTGAAAGAAGTACAATCACACAAACTACACCAAGAATTTATTGTAGCCGTTGGTGCTACAGTGAAAGTTGGTCAAGCCGTTAAATTGGATAATGCCGGTGATATCGTTCCCGCTGCAACTGGTGAGGTTCGTAGAAATATAATCGGGTTTTCAATTCACAATGCCACAGCTGGTGAAACAGCAACAATTGGTATGAAAGCTTTTGGTTTAATATGGGCAAGAGCAAATGCTGATTCACAGAATGCTGGTCCAGTTGCTTTCAAAGGACAATCAGCTGTAGTGGGTGATGAGGATTATGGTAAATATGGAGCAATCGACGGAACTGGAACGGATTTAGCCGGATGGGCATTGGATGCTGGTGATGAAGATGAACAAATCAGGATAGCAATTTATTAATTAAAAACTAAGTAAAAAAACGAATATTATGAATTTAACAGCGTACAGAGAATCCAAATACCTATCCAAAATTAAAGAAACTGTGAAAGCAGCTGAATCTTTAAGAACGGATAAAGAGAACCCACAAGAGGTGAGTTTAGAAGAAATCTGCAAAGAACATCTCGGAGCAGAAAATTTAGATGGAGTACTTGCAGACTTAGGTATCGATCCAACAGTTGATACTATCCAAGCTATCTACACACTCCCTAATGAGGATGCTCGGTGGATCATACCTGAAATAATCCGCGAAGCAATTCGTTTGGGTTTAAGGGATGCACCTATTTGGGCTTCTATTACTGCAGCGGAAATGAATTCCACTCAATTAAAGGTTAAGATGCCTTATATCAATATGTCGGATGCTGCTCCAAGAAAAGTTGGTGAAGCTGAAACCATTCCTACAGGAACCGTATCTTACGGTGATAAAGATGTAGAGGTTTACAAAATCGCCAGGGGTATTAAGATTTCCTATGAGGTTAAGAATTTTGTATCAATTGATGTGGTATCAATCTTTATGCAAGATTTCGGAATCAAACTAGGGTTAGCTCTTGATACATTAGCTATCGACACTTTAATCAACGGAGACCAAACTGATGGTAGCGAATCAGCACCAGTTATCGGGGTTAAAGTTCCTAACAGTAAAGAATACAAGGATTACCTAAGAATTTGGGTTAGAGGTTCTCGGATGGGTAGAACATTCAATACAATCTTAGGAGGTGAGAATGCTGCAATCGAAACACTTGATTTACCTGAATTTAAGGACCGTAATCAAGGAACACCAGATTTCAATATGAACCTCAAAACTCCGGTCCCATCATCTGCTGATTATTATGTACATGGGAATATCCCAACCAACCAAGAAGTAATGGTTGATGATAGATTTGCATTGATTAAATTTAATGTAGTTCCATTAATGATTGAATCTGAAAAAATAGTTTCCAACCAGACTGAAGCATTCTATGCATCACTTACAACTGGCTTCGGAAAACTATTCCGTGATTCAAGTATTATATTGGATGAAACAGTAGATTTTGATACTGACGGGTTCCCAACTTACTTTGATGTTGATGCTTACAAAAACGTAGGTATTGAATAAAATTAAATAAAACCCCCTATCATTTTAAAAAGGCTAGAGTTAGGTATTAATATCTACCTAGCCTTTTTTTTATTTAAAGACTATTTATAAATAATATTAACCCAAAAAATTAATTAAAGATGAAGTATGTAAAACTAGGGGAAAACGCCTCTACCTTCAATGATTCAAGTTCAACTTTTAATATTAGTAACAAACAAATTAAACCGGTCGGTTCTAAACAAAAAGCTTCTGTAAGATTTAGGAAAGGTTTAAAAACTGGACATATTCAATATGCTTCTGAAAAGCAGTATAAAAAATATATAAAATCTTTGAATGTTGTTGAAACTGTAGAAGATACAAACACTGATGATCCAGTATCATTATTTGCACAAGGTCTTAAAAAGAAAGAACTTAAGAAAATCAAAAATGATGACTTAGTAGCTGACATTATAGCTAACTCAGATATCAAAGTAGATGACCTAGAGGGATTTATTAAAGATGACTTAATTGACATCATTAAAGAAGACTACGTATTACCTAATGATGAGGACGAGGACGATGACGAGGACGATGACGATGATCTAGACAACGAAGAATAGAATGTCTATACCGGTTGCATATTTTAATTATTCAAAAAGTGGAAAGGTCCTTAGTTTTAGGGACCTTTCTTTAAATGCGCCCACTTCTTATTTATGGGATTTTGGAAATGGTCAAAATTCAACTGATAAGAACCCAACCATTACTTTTATTGATAATGGTTTTTATGTTGTAACACTTGTATCATCTAATGCAGATGGTGATTCAGAGTCTTTAGGATTACAGATCGGTGTAGGTGAAACAAATGAGACATTAAATATACCACTATTAGAACTTGTTAATCAATATATACCAGATTCTATAGTAGGGTATTCCACAAATACAGAGAAAATAAACTTAATACATAAGTGGCAAACATATTTACAACCACTTTGTTTTATTCCCTTTGAGGTAGCAGAAGAAGATACTCATAATGAATTCGCTTGGCCACTTTTAGTTAACACTATGTTAGCCATGTTGGTAGCACATGACCTTATGAAGATTCTTGCTTATAGGGGAATGACATCACTTATCACAGGACTAGATACATCAAGCGAGAGCTCATCTGTTCAAAGTGGGGTTAAGAGTATTACTACTGGACCTACTGAAGTAGAGTTCCACAGTAACCAAGAAGAATCTAAAACATTAGCCAA